AGAATGCTTCCGAGGCAATGTGGTGACACTCATCTACAACAACGAATCCGAATCCTTGAAATACCGAAGGGTCATAATATTTTAAGGAAACACTTTGCAACATAGCAACGACTATATCTCGGTCTGCAACGTCGACTGTATCTCCTTGGATAGACCCAATACGAGCTTTAGGAAGGAATGATTTAATACGGTCAATCCACTGGTCTCGGAGAAACGTGTTATGAACTAGAACAATTGTCGGAACTTGGATTTGTGCTGCGATATACAGTGCACATACCGTCTTACCTCCACCAGTCTGTAACGAAATAATGCCGTCACGTGGTTCCGGGCAAAGATACGAGTTCACAACCTCTTTTTGCGTTTCACGAATTGTTCCCTTGAATTCCCAGTAGTTAGACTCAGTTTTAGGAACGTCGCGTTTAGATTCCCGAAATGGTCCGAACTCTGCGATTCCGTAATGCTTTGGGACATACAAATAGTCGGGAGTTTCAGTGAATACCGGATACCGCGTAACAAATTGTGGCCTGACGAACACAGAGGGGACGTACGGTTTCACATTCAGAACTCCTTTTACATGATTCAAATTTGGGACATCCTTTTTAGGTATCCGATATCCCTGTGCCGTCAACATACTGGTCTTTAATGTATAAAGTTAGAACTATTCGTTTCGCAGCATCAAATTTACAAATGGAGCTAGTCTCCTGGCTTCCTGTGCGAATCTACTGTCCTTGAACGTACTTATAACACGACTGCATGACGCCAGAGTGAAGAAGTCCACAATCATTTCTACGTTCATACTATCTTTTGTAGAAACAAGTTCCTCCTTACATGCATTATGATTACCTTTCGCAGACGTATTATCTAGAACAAGTTTACTAAACACTACAGTTTGTGGGAAATACCGTTTCCATATTTCGATGCTGTATGCATCATCTCCTACTGCTACCATATGTTGTCCAGCCAATGCTCCATGGGTAACTGCATTCACAGCCATGAACTGCATACTGAGTTCTGCTCGTCCACGATTACGACTACGGTCAGTTCCACGGATATGGAATCCAATGGCGGCACTAAGTTTATGTTCAGTCTGTCGCTGAAATACGGGGATAGTTATACGTTGGTCAATCACACGAAACACATTTGCGAAAAAGGCGGAGTCGGGATATAGGGCGCGATTGGAAAATGAGGAGTGTACAATAACGTCAGCGGTTGTTGGTGTAGATGGGCCAAGCATTGCAACACTAAGACCCAGTTCTTTCTGCTTCAAGAACAATTCTTGGGAAAATGGAGTTTTAATGTTTCCTTTCCAGTATTGTGGATAGTATGTTGCGTCTTCAGGAATATCATCCAATGACTTCAAGACAGGCATATTCACAAGGTTGAAATATGTGTAAAAAGATTCATCTCCATGCGACCATACAGAATCTGTCCAGTCCACATAAATTTGCAGTTTGTGTTCAAGAGCATACGCTACACACATCTTCAGTGACTCAAGCCGATCTCCGAGGCCTAAGCCATCCCTTCACAACTAGATATTTCATTTGTTAACTAATTATATTTTTTTCAGATTTTTTTAACGCCCAGTAAGTTAACATTCTCTGTCTTACCTTTTCTATTTGTTCAGGGGACTGTTTTTTACCGAGTTTGGCTTGTCTCATTTTTTCTCTGGTTTCATCCGACATATTTAAGCTAGCTTCCCTTAATTTAATTTTTGTTTCATCTGAAACTTTATGACCGATCAAAGCATTCCGAATTTTTTCTTTACGTTCTTGTGATAAAGGCTGTAATTTTCTTCCTGTGAGTTTTTTACGGATTTTTTCACAAGTCTCTTCCGAATGTTCATGTTTATTCCCACCTTTTTGAATGTTATATCCATTCGGAGAACATGTATTATCATCGGAAATGTTTTTTTCTTCCATTTCATTAAGTTCTGCTAATGTATCACACGAACACACAACTTCAAATTTAAAATTATCTAGTCCGTAAAGTCTTATAGCATTATACAGTGGCCCGTCGACATTATTCCTAGCATTAGCTCTATGCCGAGACCATCTTTTTAAAAGTTGTGTGGTCTGACCATAGTATTTTTTAGAATTAATAGTATTTGTGATTTTGTATATTACACCGTATACCATATATTCTCACAAAGTTATTTTTATCTAAATGAATATTTCATCTTCTTATAGGAACAAGACAAATGTATGTTCATGCGATGAGCGAGTATCTTGGTACATGCCTCCTTATTGGAGCCATTGCCTTCACAACCAATCCGTTATTTGTAGTTGCGGCATTCGCAGTGGGAATCGCACTTGCTCATCGTGTATCTGGAGCGCACTTCAATCCTGCTGTGACGCTATGGGCTTACCTTTCTGGAAAGGTTGGGCTGAACCGAGCATTAGCTCATACTGTAGCCCAACTTGCTGCTGCTGCAACCGTATGGATTCTTCACTATATGATTAAGGTTTAGTAACACCTTAGCCCAAAAAACGAAAAGTTATTAACTAATAGTGTGAGAATTGTGTGCGATTGAAGTTTACTTATCGCATTACGATGAGTTTCAAGGCAGAAGTCTTTGATATCCTTGATGAGCACGTTCTGAACGTCTACAAGAAAGAGAACCTTCTTGACTTCGTTGAAGGCACGAAGCCTCCGAGCATCTACGAGATGAGCGAGGAAGAGCAGCTGAAGTGGGCCTACAAGGTCCTGAAGGCTAACAACGCTAAGCCGAATCACGGCGACGTGATTTGGATTGGTGGAGACACTTATCGCAACCAGGGTATCCATTTCTGGGACGCCAAGAACGAGAAGATTGTTCCGATGGCGACCCACCGGGGCGACTACGGCCACGTGCCGAAGATGTTCGCGGTTGGAAATGGCGAGGGCGAGTTTAGCCCCGATCACTGGGAAGGCATTTCGTATTACAACAATTTGCAGCCATACTGGTCTTCTGAAAAGAAGAAGTGGTTCTGCCCGCTGGAAGACGACGAGTACTACGAGTACTACGAGGACTCTGACTAAAATCTAAAAAACGGAAAACAAAAACTTAATGTTAATGTTTTTCATTGAAGATTAAGATGCAAGATATTCGTGAAATTTACAAAAAGACGATTGAGAATCTGGAAGGAATTCTTTCTAGATTGATGACTGAATTGGAACAGATTGAGTATGTTATTGACGGCGATATTGTGTCTTCAAACGGAGAGCCACTTGATCCCGATTCATATGATGAAATCAAACGTTCCTTGACTGCGAATAAGATTGAAGTAGAAGAAGAAATTCAAACAGTCAATACCCAAATTAAATATTTGCAAGACTGGCTTGCTACTCATGAAATGAAGTAAAACAGCAGAAATTAGGTGTCTTAAAAACGGAAATTAAAAACGAAAAACGTTTTTTGATTATAAAGAAGAGTAGACCAAAATGGAACTGGATTTGGACCAAGGTCGAAAGAATGAGAATCTTCGTAAGCTTCGTAGGATTCTAGATGATTTAGAAGAATATGACCCGGCGACTCAGAAGTTCTCGGATGAGTGGATGATGGATACTATGGATTTCTTCAACGACATTCGTCGAGCATTTGAAAATTTCCGTAATGTGGAAAATCCCACGGGCTGTTCGGCTATCACCGAGAACTGTGAAATCGCAGAAACTACGGCCAAGACTATTGAAGAATGTTTGGGTCCGGATGACGACGACGAGCTGGTGATGATACTGAAGATATTCTTTACTGCCGTGGAATCTATTGTCCAGGGCATTATCGCACCAGATGTTGATATCGCAATGGATGAAACTATTGATGCACTTACAATTCCTACTCTATAAAGTAATGTATTGGCCTAAGAGGTACCATACAGGCTTAACCGCCAAACAAAACAAACAACGTCAATCGACAGCTAGAAAGCGCCGATCGATGTCGTGGAAAAATCCAAAGGCTTACAAACCTTTTTTAACTGATAAAGGTGCAAAGACCCGGCGGTCTAAATACGTCTTGGAATGGAAGAAGAAGTTCCCAAAGGCACATTCGTTAGAGGCTTATTCTAAATCTACCGGCGTCCCGCTACCGCTAATAAAACAGTCCTATAATCGCGGTATGGCGGCATGGCGTACGGGTCATCGACCAGGCGCTTCTCAACAGCAATGGGGGTATGCCAGGGCTGCGAGTTTTTTGACGTGTGGAAAGACCCATTATACGGCGGACGCAGACTTAGCTCGAAAAGCAAAACAAACTCTCAAAGGAAAACGTTGGTTCAATAAGACCTGTAAAACTTCCCGGGTGAAATATAACAAATGAACAACAAGGCGTATGATTACAACGGATTTATCGTTTCACCGTCTCAGCCCGTCAAGGGACTCCGTACGGTGAAGAAAATCTTATCAATTGATTCGGCGGATCGCGATACTTCGAAGTATTACACGAACGGCGATTTTGTTGTCTACTTGCCGCGGCAGTACCAAAATGTCGTGGGTATTCGTGTGATGAGCGGAGAGTTTCCTCCCATCAAGGCAAATACTTCTCCAGGCGCTTTAACTCACCCAAGCACTGCTGGGCCAAATACGAATGCTACAACATATTCTGGAGATACCGCTATTACTGCTTTGACGTACTATTTCCTCCTAGATGTCGAAGGACTCAATTACTCTGACGAAACGGTGGTTGGAGCAAGCAGGTCTACGTACCGCGACGGGTTTCTAGCCAAGATTCCGGCTGTTTTGAACGGGTCGTTCATTGAGTACAATGACCATTCGGCACAGGAAAACAAAACTAGGTTTTCACCTGCTCTTGGAACGTTGGATCGCCTACATATTCGTGTACGCACACACGCCCAGCAGGGGAACAGTGGATTCATGTACTGGACTTCCGACGGAGCGTATGCTGCCTCCGGAAATCGTACGGCTGAATTCACGATTTGTCTAGAGATTGAGATGCTAGAGAATGGTTTTGATGATTTTTCGTCATTTGAGACTCGTATTCATAATTAGAGATTACCCTAGACGCCGACCAAGGTTCACAAATGTATCTAGTACAAAAAGAGCCATAACTCCCGTGAATACGTACAACGCCATATCGTGAGACGAAGGAGTTTCATACCCTGTACGATTCTGTTCAATCATACGCATAATGCGGTCGAGTTTAATATCGTTGGCTGCTTCTTGAAAGGAAGAAGGAGCATACGCGAAACTTGTTCCTGGATCCGTTGGAAAAAAGGGTTTGGTATACTCGGTCTTTGTGGCCGTAAAACCTTCACGCTGAGGAATACGTGCTGGAGCATAATTTGACTCCGCCTCTTCATCATTCTGGACAATAGGCAGACTTCGTGTGAGGTCGTCTATTGTCTTGCGATTACGCTGGATGGCGGCATTGGAACGGTGAACAGGTGTAGGTGCAACGCGACCTTCCCGTTCCGCATCCCGGGGTTCTTCTTTCGAAGCACCCTTTGCGGCCATATTGTAACTTTTTTTAGGAAACGAACTACCCCATACTTCTTCAATTGACGCCATCGTCTCAGTTATTCAAAACATGATAGAAAAATATCACCTTGAAACAAATGAAACTGTCGCGTACAGAACTTGTAGCTGTTATTCTTCTAATTGCCTACGTCGCATTCTTCACACACCCCCCACCGGCCTTCGTGAAGATTCTTCTTTCTTCGCCAGTAGGTCATATTATTGCCCTCCTTGGAGTTCTGTACGTTACCGTACGCCAGAGCTTAGTTGTAGGCGTATTTATGGGTATTGCGTACCTCATGACTGGAACGGGAGTTACGGAGTACTACACTGAACCTAAACCGGCAGAAGAAAAGCCCGATATTGCGGCAATGTTGAAGTCTCTGCAGAGTAAGGATAAGTTAGAGAAGGGCGATACGGTCGCGCACAAGGCGGTTGCGGGAAAGAGCGAGACTGCTCCTCCTCCCTCTAAATCTATACCAGACCCTGCACCACCCAAGAAACTTGGAGCTGTGTCTACTGTATAAAAGTTCCAAGACATACATAATAGATGCTCACACACATTAATGCGGTGGCCTCGTCGCCATTTGCGATTGGTATAATGATTCTGCTCACGAATATTGCGAGTAGGTTTATAGTTCACGAATTCAGCGCAAACGATGAAGAGTATGGACAGAACATTCTTCTTCGGCGATTCGCAGTTTTCGCGGTGTGTTTCGTGGGAACTCGCGATTTAATTGTATCGATTCTCCTCACTGCTGGATTTGTAGTTCTCGCAGGTGGAGTTTTCCGTGGAAAATCGGAGTTAGCACGCGAAGGAATGGTTGGGAAAAAACCAGACGATGATATGCGTTCAAAGGCTGGATTAGGTAAAGTCGATGCACCGGCTTACGATACGAAAGAAAAACCTATGTTCTAATCAAGTTTCATTATAGCAAAGATGGTCGTAATCCCTTACTACTTCCATCCTAAACTTTAGTTCCGCCAGATATTCTTGTTCTTTTCGCAGTTGTCTTTCATCATCTAATTCACGGAAACTCTTCTTTTTTACTGGAGGAACAGTTTCTGGCGCACGAGTTCTTGGACTCCAACACCATGACGTATTTGTAAGTCTTGACCCCATCACAACTAATTAATCATAACATGCTAAATTATCATCTGAACCACCTTCGGGTGAGATGGGAGAGATTGGGATGGGGATGTACTCGTATTCATTATCTATCATTAGAAGAGGCATATACTCCGAGTGGTCGATTTCGGTATTACAGAAACAATTACAGACATAACGTTTTAATTTACGAATCCATTTAAACATTCCTTTAAATTACTTTTATGATTTAAACGCAGATTTTATTTTTAGAGCTTGATGCTCACGGAGTTCTTGCCCGTTGAGCCTCCCTTACGTGAATTAGGGGTGGTAGATACGCGCTTAGTTTCCACCGACACACCGGCATTCACCGATTTCAGTAGGTCGTCAATGTTGACCTGCGGCGCTTTCATTTCCCGCGCAGGAACTTGGGGCTGGGTTGGGGGCTTGGGGTACTTGATTGCCGGCTTAATGGATGCCGGTGGACGGACATTCGTTTGCTCTGGTGGTGGCGGTGGGGGCATCATAGAGCTCATGAAACTAGATAGTCCAGCAAGAGGGTTTCCGGCTGGTGGAGGGGGTGGCGCTTGGGGCTGTGCCGGCTGACGCATTCCCTGAGACTGCTGCTGCATTGCCGCAGTTGCTAGCTGACGAGCAATGTCGGGATTCGTCTTCAGAATTTCTTGGATGTTGGGCACTGGTGCCTTAGCAGCCATCTGGTTCGTTAGATGAACCATATACACCATCATACACGTACGAATAGGAATACGGACAAGAGGGTGCATCTTCAGCTTGTCGCCGTACAGCTCATACAGTTCCTCAAAATCTTCTTCCATATCCACCACATTCATCTGTGCGGACTCAGACAGTCCATCTAACTGAAGCCCAAACGCCTTCATTATCGCAACATTCTTGGAACTCCATTCCAAAGCAGACATACCGGTAATATACCATTCACAGAACTGCTTGATAGTCTGGTCCATCGCTTTCTCACGCTTAATGAACTCCAACTCCAGCTTCATTTCCTCCAGCGGCGAATCCAACGTAAACCGCTTGCGCATCGGGACACCTAGCTTGGATAGACGCTCAAACTTACGAAGAATCTCATACTTCTCCTTCATAACAAACTCCTCGTTCATCTTGCGAGAGGATGGAGCTGCTCCAAAAAAATGTTCGGCATTCAAATTCTCCAGTCCATCGGACGTGCGCATAGGACCACTATCATCAACAGATGGGACAAGACGGGGCGGGGGTGCAGATGCCGACGAGTCACCGAATACGGGTAGGTCAATCGTAGCGATATCTGGAAGGTCCATAGACTCTGACGATACTTTTGGATTCGTCAGGAAATCTGCTCCAAAGATATCGCCCATTTGTGTGAACTTACGACTTTGATATGAAAACTACAACGCACACCGCAAGATGAGAATCATTTCGTATGTTCCATAACCCACAATCCCTGCAAAAAAGTATCACACAAATCATCCTTCTTCGGATGTTTCAACATATGTGCTTTCCACTGGGGAGGAACTAGTTGCGTCGCATGAATGATTCCTGTTTTTTTCCGGTCCTTGTACGTTTTCGTAGGATCGGTAGTCAATATATTCGTCAATTTATGTGTTGCTGAAACTCCCGTACATTTGAATTTATTGCACACGAACCACATATGAATCATCGATTGAATACACAACATCCGTTTATCTGGTTGCTGCTCTAACGCCACAAGGTCACTACCTTCCCACAAAGAACGTCTAGATTCCAATGATGCAGCAATTGGAATAGACAGGTCTACAACCGAACACTGTTTGCTCGATTTAATGCACCGTTTCCATACGTTCAAGTTGTAGTGTGTGTACAAAATGTCGACATACCCCTTTTTTGTTGTAGAATGAATTCCAAAAGGTTCACCTTCTTTTTTGAGTTCGTCGAGAGTTTTCTTGTTCAACGAAACTTTGGTGGGAGGTTTGGGGCTTTTAGATTTGTGAAGAGTGCATGCGTACACCTTTTTTCCATTCAACCAATTCGCAGGTTTCAAACATTTAAAACATTTTGGAGAATCATGCCCTGCTCCTTCAGCCATAACGTCAATTAAATCCCAATGTACAATTTGGACATTCGTTCGGTTCGTTCCCTCCATAACACAAAACGCCAAGTTCCTTATACCAACATCGATACTAACGAGTTTCATTATTTACTTTGTGCAGCCACAATGTATATTGCTACTAAAAGAGTCATAGATGCATCAGTTGTGGGTTCGTGTGCGCGCTGTAGAGGCAGGATATCACGTAGGCGTCGACGTTTACTTCCAGTATCATCCACATCTCGCAAAATACAATCGTACGTTCCTTGAAGTTTCGCAGTTCCGCAAAGACTACGACTTTTCCGATTCCACAAGGCAATATCTACAACTGCGAGAGGAGGAAGGTACGTGTACCCGTGCATCTTACACATATTTTGGAGAGATTCAATATCTGATGTTCCCTTCACAATAATCGTGGACTCAGAATACAGTTTCATGAATGTTTTAATCCATGATGGTGGTTTGTGGTGAAGAGCAATATGACGGTCTTCATTATACACTTTCAAACTATCTAGAAGTACCCTCTGTTGCTCGCCCGGAGGCAGCGTTCGTAAAAAGGATTTGGACCAATCTAATTGAAGAACTGATTGGTACTTATCAAGTACTTCCGCAGTTTTCTCACTTACGCTTGCGAACTCCGAAGATATGAAGGATACATCATAACCTCGTGGATTTGTAAACGTTTCAAAAAAGTACCCTTTGTACTCCCAGCTTCCGTCCGTATTTTTCGTCAGTGAAAATCCGCCGATTTCACGAGGGATAAAGAATTCATCGGTGTCCGGGATACTATGAAATCCAGCTGAACCTAGTACTCGCCAAAACTCACAGTCAAAAACTAGGAGTTTTGATTGGCCTAGCGCCAACGTATTTAGGTGCTGATTGTACAGCTTCATTGTATTATGAGAGGAACATCTTCTCTTACGCGGTTGCCTTGAGGAGATTCAGGAGAACAGTTTTTGCATCGCGCTTACCGAATGGAATACCCTTTTTCGTAAGAAGGTCGCGGAGCTGGGCTGCCGTCTTTCCGTCCAAATTGTCTACATCGTCCGTAGAAGGAGGAGGACCTTCGACAATATCAGCCTTCTCATCAACACTGACGCGGTCATCCTCCTCCTCTTCGCGAACGAGGGCAGGTAGTTCAGAATCAACTTGGGCCTCTAGTTCGTGTTCCGGGACTGGTGCGAGCGCAGCCTCTTCTTCCTGATGCGAGTGCGGCCGGACAAACTGAGTAGACACCACAACGGCTAGCGACTGAATGTGCTGGAGCATGCGCGTCTGCTGCCAGTACACGTATCCTACCATACCCGAAAGAACAAAAATCATGGACGCGAGGACGACTACGGCGACATACGTGAGCTGCATTTTCCTTTTAAGACGAATAAAGCTTCTTTCTTTAAACGTAAAATGCCGCAACAGACTTCTGCTTCGGATTTTACAACATACAATAAAATCAATAGCCAAGTTGCGAGTGTCCAGTACTCCACCAAACCAAATGTTCATTTAGCGAATCCAGTCCTACCGTCTCTGAAAGGAACAACGAACGTATTTCTTCTGACGCAGGCAAATGCTATTCCAAAACATTATACTGGTAATGGAAAGCCACAGGTGTGGCATCGCTAGAAAGTTTATCAGTAATACATAATGCCCACTCCCGACGCATCGCAGTTCACGCGTTTCAAAAAGTATGCTGCGGTAGATAGTCGCGGCGACAACGGCGTGAAAGTGTTCACGCACTTGTATCAACCACTTCCATCGGTGCGCCAACCTCTTGATTTTCTGCCGCAGCTATCTGGTCAAGTTACGTATGCGTCTCCATTGACGTTTCTAGGACGCAATTATGCTGCTGGACATGGAACGGTGTACACTAAAGTTTATTCTCCACCTGGCGTTGTGACTGCGAAATACATTCGATAAACAACGAACTTAAAATTCTTCATCTACTCTGAACACCATATCTTCTGCTTTCATGCCTACACCGGGCTTGGAATATTCCGAGACCTTTTTCTCAAAGAAATTTGTCTTGCCTTCCAACGAAATCAGTTCCATGAAATCAAACGGGTTCGTGGACTTGTAAATTTTTGGAATGCCGAACTGTACTGCTAAACGGTCAGCCACAAACTCAATGTACTGTTTCATATCTCGTGAATTCATACCGAGTAACGAACAGGGAAGTGCTTCGCAAATAAATTCGGTTTCAATCGCAACAGCTTCACGGATAATTTCGGTGATGTATTTCGATTCAAGTTTGTTCTGGAGTTTATGAAACAGAGTTACGGCAAATTCTGTATGCAGACCTTCATCTCGCGAAATGAGTTCATTCGAAAACGTTAGACCAGGCATTAGTCCGCGCTTCTTCAGCCAGTAAATCGCACAGAACGAACCACTGAAGAAGATACCTTCGACGCATGCAAACCCTACCAGACGAGAAGCATAGGATTCTACCGATTCAATCCATTTCATTGCCCACACCGCCTTTTTCGAAATACACGGAATCGTATCGATTGCCCTGAAATACTTTTTCTGTTCTTCTGGATCTTTTACGTACTGGTCAATTAGCAGGGAATACGTTTCTGAATGCACACCTTCGACAGCGTTCTGGAACGCATAAAACAGTCGGGCAACGGGCGACTGAATATCACGTTGGAATCTAGTCGCCAGATTCTCTTGCACAATTCCATCAGACCCAGCAAAGAACGCCAAAACTTGTTTGATGAAATACTGTTCAGATTCTCCTAGTTTTTCCCAATCTTCCTTATCTTTGCTGAAATCAATTTCCTCCACTGTCCAAAATGATGCTACGGCTTTCTTGTACAATTTATACAATTCCTCTTCTTGCGGGGAAATAGGGAACAAAGTGTATCGATCCGCAAGGGTTCTGGTAGAGGGGTCGAACAAAGGCTCCATATTTATAGGGGTCGGAAAGTAGTTAAACTGTTTGTCCATCTGTATAAACAAATGTCGGGCAATGGAAACGATCCGTTTTCCGGATCAAGTACCCGAAACCTTCTTCAACACACGCTTTCTCCAAAAATAGTGTCGGACGGTTCGAACGGCTATACTGTAAAAGTAGACCTAATTAACGTAGACAATATCTATGCGACCGGCAGCATTTACAGTTCCGGCGGAGTAGTCGGAGCTACTGGTTCATCTAGTACTGTTGTTGCGAATGGAATAACTGCGGTGGCTGTAACGAATGCTCTAGTAACTGCTAACTCGGTTATTATCTTGACCTTGAAGACGGTGGGAGGAACTGTTGGGCCGGCATATGTATCGTCAACAACTGCAGGTACCGGATTCTCAATCAAGAGTCAGAGCGGTGATACGTCCACATACAATTATTTGATTATAAACTAATGGAGATTGATATCTCATTTGTTGCTGCTACTATTTCTTTAACACTTATATTCATCTTTGGATGGTACTCATACAAAGCTGAGCCTACAATTGTGATTCCCGATATTTCACGATTCCCCTTCAATCAAGCAACTGGAAAAGAGAGAAGTTTCGTCAACAAAACCTCTGATACTTCCTTATATACGGAATCAGTTCGTAGAAAAGCTATTGCTTTAACGTACCTCCCAGACTGGTGCTGTGGCGCTCAAAAGAAGATTGTGGATACCGTGTACACGAAAGGGTCTACCAGTGGAGTTGTTGAAGCGTATATGCTTTCATCGTTTGGTCGCATACCTAATGTCGTATATGATGAAATCGTGTACCAAGGCACTGAGGACGCGAACTGTGTTTTGGGCGACGAAGGATTTGGGGATATTCTTGTTTCCGCAGAATAGTATAAGATAAGATAAGATGCCCGATATCATCCAGTTCAGGCGAGGAACTTCGGCACAGTGGAATTCGGCTTATGCCGTTATCCTCGCAAACGGAGAAGTGGGATACCAAACCGACTTTCCTCGCATGATAAAGGTGGGGGATGGCGTGAGTACGTGGGCAAACCTAGGAGCTATTCTGCTCAATAATGGAAACGTAGGTCCAACAGGGTACACCGGTTACACTGGAGTTACCGGATACAATGGAACTACCGGTACTACTGGACCTACTGGTTTTACAGGGTACACAGGCTATACTGGAGTTACCGGATACACAGGATACACTGGCTTTACTGGTTATACTGGCTTTACTGGTGTTACTGGATACACTGGCTTTACCGGCTATACTGGCTTTACCGGTTATACTGGCTTTACTGGCGTAACGGGATATACTGGCTTTACCGGTTTTACAGGGTATACTGGCTTTACCGGAGTAACAGGGTATACAGGGTATACTGGATATACTGGTTTTACAGGCTATACTGGCTTTACCGGAGTTACCGGGTATACAGGTTATACTGGATATACTGGTTTTACAGGCTATACTGGCTTTACTGGAGTAACAGGGTATACAGGTTATACTGGATATACTGGTTTTACAGGGTATACTGGGTACACTGGAGTTACAGGACCTACTGGATTTAATGGAGCTACAGGGTACACTGGGTATACTGGGTACACAGGCTTTACCGGAGTCACTGGCTACACTGGCTATACTGGCTTTACTGGGTACACTGGATACACCGGAGTAACTGGATACACTGGCTACACTGGCTACACTGGCTACACTGGGTATACTGGCTATACCGGAGTAACGGGGTACACTGGTTACACTGGCTTTACAGGATATACCGGATACACTGGAGTTACTGGTTACACTGGTGTAACTGGTTACACAGGATACACTGGTTACACGGGACTTGGTTACCAAGGATTTACCAGCAATACCTCCATCACGATAGGAACAGGTAGTAAAGGTCCTTTCACCACAAACTTTTCTTCTTCGCAAATTGCGTTTGCTGTAGGTCAACGTGTTCGTATAGCAAGCAGCGCAACTCCAGCAAACTATATGGAGGGTGTAATAACTGCTTTTACTACCAACACTACACTTACTGTTCTAGTTGATGCTATAGGTGGAAGTGGAACTATTGCTTCATGGAATATTGTAGAAGCAGGAGCTGTAGGAGCTACAGGATACACTGGGTTTACCGGATACACTGGCTACACTGGCTTTACAGGGTACACTGGCTATACAGGAGTAACGGGGTACACTGGATACACTGGCTTTACAGGATACACCGGGTACACGGGAGTTACAGGATACACTGGCTACACTGGCTTTACAGGATACACCGGGTACACTGGAGTAACTGGTTATACTGGTTATACTGGCTTTACAGGATACACCGGATACACTGGAGTTACAGGCTACACTGGTTACACTGGGTTTACCGGATACACTGGCTACACTGGCTTTACAGGATACACCGGGTACACTGGAGTCACAGGGTACACTGGCTACACTGGCTTTACAGGATACACCGGGTACACTGGAGTCACAGGGTACACTGGCTACACTGGCTATACCGGGTACACTGGGTATACTGGCTTTACAGGATACACGGGATACACAGGAGTAACAGGGTACACTGGCTACACTGGCTTTACAGGATACACTGGATACACGGGAGTTACTGGATACACTGGCTATACCGGCTTTACCGGATACACTGGGTACACTGGCTTTACAGGGTACACTGGATACACCGGCTTTACTGGGTACACTGGCTATACCGGCTTTACTGGGTACACTGGATACACCGGGTATACTGGGTACACTGGAGTAACGGGGTACACTGGTTTTACGGGCTACACTGGCTACACTGGCTATACTGGGTACACTGGTTACACGGGAGTTACAGGGTACACTGGACCACAGGGTGTTACGGGACCATCGGGAGGACCGGTAGGGCCAACGGGTTACACTGGGTATACTGGACCGGCAGGCGCTATAGGATCTACTGGTGCGAATAGTTCTACGATTCCTATCATACAACAAATAACAACAACTCTAACATTAGGTACAGCCGGATTTGGAACTTACTATTACATAACAAATTATGGATTAAATACACTAGTGTTACCAAGTCCAGCTCCAACAGGACCTCTAGGTTCGTATTGGGTCGTACGTAACTCTACATCAAACTATCTTTCTGCAGCTATAACAAACCCTTCAAATTTATCGAGTCCATTATCATTAGCACCATCTACTAACACTGCTATTGTCTTGACCGGACAAGGAGGAAATACTGGCTACATCCTTTTCTAACATTATCTACAACGGGATGACGACTGCATCTACACTTGGTGTAGAATTATCAAAAAAAAGTTGGCCATATGCACCGATACCCAGTGCTGGAATGGGACCATTATTATGGCTTGATGCAGCCGACCCAGTTGCTTCTCCAAATACCTTACAATCTCCCGTTTCAACTCCCTCTACAGGAGTACGCGCATGGTTTGACGGTAAAGATGCTACGTCAATACAAATAAACGGTCAAAATACAATCGACCAATGGTTGGATAAATCAGGGAACAATTTCCATTTAACAGCATCAACTGCAAACGGAGCGAGTAGTGCTCCAACTCCGTTTGCACCATCATCAGGATACGTCACATTCGGGGGTGCGAGCAATCGATGTTTTAATTTTCCCGGTCAAGCTTTGGCTCAACCAGTTGGAAATTCCTATACCTTATTTTTTGTGATTAATCCCGATCCAACGAAACGAACATTCCTAATGGGCCAGATTGGAAAGTGTATTTTAGGACTTGGGGCATCGGTTGTTCTTAATGGGGGGACAGACCCCAATGCTGTACTTGGAACGTTGTACTGGACGGCAACAAATGATAATAGTAATCCTACGTTTGCTTCTTCCGTACCGATAAGTGCCGGCCCACAGATATGGAGTATTGTCGTTCAACCCTTTTATTATGGTAATCTCCATGATTCTGGAGATCTGGCTTTTTATGTGAATGGTACACTCAAAACTTTTGCAGCTAACAGCTATTTCAATATAACGCCCGGAGCAAATATTCCGTCGACAATAGGAGATCAGTTTGGACCGGGAGGATATTACTACAATAACGGAAATGGAAGTTCGAGTATTGGCGAAATGATTTTTTATTCTTACACGCCATTTATGAACGATAATAATAATACTTACCCTACCGGCGATTCAAATCGTCAGCAAGTTGAAGGGTACCTTGCTTGGAAATGGGGTCTCCAAGCGTCATTACCTTCTGGACATCCGTACATCAGTACACCACCCACATACACATACCTTGGAACTGTGTATTCATGGGCCCCAGTAATAAGACCAAATTATGCAACAACTGTAAATGATAAATCGGGACTTGGAGCTACGGCAACACCAAATGTACCTATGCCCATTTCTCCCACAGGTATTAATGGCCGACGCGCATTCGCACCAACCGGAACACAATGGTTAACTGGAAATCTTCCAGGATTTAACAATGGTTACGCTGCATACAATGCATGGGGGTTGACTAATGCCGGATATCCGGGAAATTCTGATTCTTTCCCCTCATATATTTATGCTCTTAACGCAAAAGGACTAACTGCATTTATAGTCTATAGCATGACTTCTGGAACGTCGGCAAACTCGCGTATTGTATCGTTAGGGTACACTGGGGCAGACGATACTAGTTCCACAGATTATCTGGCTATTACCCGTAACGGAACAGGAACAAATCCAGGGATAAGTGCTGTTCGAAGCTCGACAACATTGGCTGCATCAAGTACTGATGGAACACCGGCACTGGCGTCAATATGGTATGATGGTGTAAACGGAAACATCACATCAAATGCTGCAATAACTCCAACGTCTGGAAGTTCCACGGTAGCCTTTGCTCCGGTGAATTTTGCAATCGGACAGAATGTGAACACTTCGAATCAGAATTTTGCGTTCACTGGATTTATTGGGGAAGTTTTGGTCTTTAATTATTCGTTAACATCACTCCAACGCCAACAAGTTGAAGGTTATTTAATGCAGAAATGGGGATTAGCAAGTAGTATTCCAGTACTTCATCCGTATAACAATATACCTATCCTGAATCGTGGATTTACGCCACCAGATATCTTGGGATGTCAGTTATGGTTAGATGCCGCCGACCCCGCGACAATTGTCCAGCCTACAACATATCTCACGCAATGGAAAGATAAGTCTGGATTTGGAAATCATGCATCGACATCGGGTACTTCGTATGTATGGGGTCCAAATGGAAATGGTCTAACGTTTATAACCGGAGGTGATTATCCGGGATTAACCGGTTCAATATCAAATATAAGTTCAAAAGTAACATTTTTCGTAGTATACTCATTCACCGGAGATTATTCATCACACGCGTGGACTTCTTTAAGATTTTCTGGGCCGTCTTACGACTTATACATTGGGATACGTGGGGTAGGTTCTTCTAGCGGAAATGCAGGCGGCGCCTCTGCCATCGCAACAAATATTTTAGGGATAGGTTCTACGGATGGTATAGTTATCACTGGTTCATCCAATGGACCCGAGTATAACCAAACTGCTAACCAATTATATACTCCATTTTCAAGTGCTCCAACATCATACTCAGTTTGTGCAGGCGGAGATTCAAATTTTAGTGGAAATGTTTCTGAAGTTATAGTTTACGATTCATTCCTTCCACCTGCTCAGAAGCAACAAGTTACCGCATATCTCGCGTGGAAGTGGAAGTTGATAAGTAACATAACTGCCGGACAACCGGCTCGTTATTTACCAGCATACAGTCCTGTATTCCATCCCAAAACTATTTCTGGGTTGCAGTTGTGGTTAGATGGAGCAGATTCGTCAAGTATGACTTTTTCGGGGTCAAATGTGACTGTGTGGAACGATAAGTCGGGGAATGGGAATAATGGAACTGCGACCGGAACACCGACACTCAGTCAAAACAAACTCAATGATAAGTCTATGATTTCATTGGATGGAAGCTCGTATTTTCTTGGGTCTATGAGTGATACTAACACCACCTTAACCGCCTTCTTTATTGGAATAACTCATGTAAGTCAAAGTGTGAATGCGCGAGTAGTAAGTTTAGGCACGACAAGTGCGAACGATTATTCGTCATCTAGTCGTTGCGTAGCAATATATCATCCTGCATCTAGTGTGGGAACATACAGAAACCCATCACAATCATTAGCGTCAATAACATTGGATCAACCGTATATTGCTTGTTCATTGTATGATGGAACAAACGGATATACGTTCTTGAATGGAAGTGCGAGTGGAAGTAGTTTTGCGTCTACCGGTTCATTCAATATAAGTGCATATGGTGTAGGCAATTATGTGAATGCTCCAACCAATAACGAAGCATTCACGGGATTTATGGGTGAAATATTAGTGTATAACACTGCCCTAACTGCTTCGCAACGCCGTAAAGTAGAAGGATACCTTTCGTGGAAATGGGGAGTACAAAGCATTTTACCAACAACTCATGCATGGACGAAAAACAGTCCGTAGAGAGTAAAGAGAGAAATGATATCGCTTCTTTGGACATTTGTTGGAGCGCTTGTAGGTATGCTTATTGTAGCAGTATTTTCACCACCGCCTCGCGATGAAACTGGAGTTCCTACTCCAGACTCGAAAAAGACATTCCATACCAAAAATGGGTGCGTTAAATTCAAAGCCACAGAAGTTCCGTGCGACGGCAAGCAGACGTCTCTTAATTTACTCGCCCCTCAGTAGTAAAGTACGGCAATGATTAGTCGTATCCTTGGTATATTCAGGAATCAACGTTCAGTCCCTTTTCTATCGTTTCTGATTGGATTGGGGATTGTTATCATGCTGTTTCATCGTCCAATTCCGGTACGTAATGCCCTTTCTGTTCCTCCTTCTGATATTGAAGGTCGTGTAGTTCGGCATGGCGATAAATGTATCAAGTATATTGCGGAAGATGCTGAATGTGAATTACCCACCTTTAAGTAAAAGAAGATGGCGGAGGGTGCAACAGATTTGAGCGATTTACTTGGTTCAGGTCCTGTCCAGAATCCTTCTATGAACCAAGGAACGACGTTTTCACCTATTGTGACTGGAGGCACTGACCCATTTTTGACGAACGGGTTTTCTGCCGCGTCTCCTGATAAGCCGGCTGCTGTACTTCACAGTACCCAGCACTCATTTAGCATGATACGGTATGCGATAAAAAACCTGATGATTTACATCGGCTTTTTTGTTGGGGCATTCGCAATTTCCTTGTCTACTCCTCGTTCTCTGATTCTTCAGTACATTCCCAACACTTATACGTCCGGGGGTGTACCTTCATACATGGGAGCAAGTATCCTCGCAGGCGTGGCCGTGGCCATAGCATACGTTGTCGGAACGCTTGGAGCTACCCTCGTTTGAGGAAGAGTACAGAACCTTCAACAGACCATATTTCTTAATACACTTCTCCAAGAACTTCACACAGGAAGCACAAGGTTTAGAATTCATAATTTGGTTTTGTTTGTTAAGCCTTACTACCGTTAGAGTACAACCACGAAGTTGTGACACGTCTCCAAGACTTTTCACAACTGCGCGTTCTGCATGTATCGTTTGGTTTGAATATCCACATCCGAGAGACCGAGAGCCAACCCTGTTTCGCGAACTAGCTATTTCTTGACCCCGCCTAGATATGCTTGCGTAATGCAAGTGCGTAGACGTGAAATACGACTTATACTCTTGCATTTTTCATACTCTTCGGACTAAGTAAAAAGTATCCGTTTTCCAAAAAATTACGAGCGGTTACGATGGATTGGGCACTCGCAAATGTGGTCATGGATTGTGGTATGGACACGGTATTCCATCGTAAATTCCTCTTGCTGCTTGTATCTAAAACTAACATCGGGAACCGACTGCCGACCGTCCGAACGAGGAGGATGCTGATCGCACAAATAATATGGAGCATCAAACTGCTTCCTAACAAACTCCTTCGTTACATCTACGTTCTCTAGCGTGTCTAGGTAAGCGTTGACGGCATAGGCGGCATCCTTGAGAGACGTGGTCGTAAAGTTGGCGATAGGCTTGCTGGAATCGTCGCCGTAAATCAGAGTCGTGAACACAGACATGGTTTATGATTCAATTAACTCGCAAAATGTTTAAACTGTATTTTTCGTTTAAAATGTTCGCACACTCAAATAGTAATGGACTGGCTCACATGGCGCCGAAGTTCAAGAGGATGGCAGTACGACCCTCCAGCAAAAATACACACCAATATCATGTTTGGACCAGGAATGTACCTCAATCCCGGATTTGTTCGCACCCATAATATTACCCACGTCATCAACTGCGCATTTGATAAAGATAGTCCAGCGTGGTTTCGTACGAAGTATCCTGAAAACTATGTGTGTATCGAGGCTCTAGACAGTATGGATGAAGATATCTTGAAATGGTATCCGGAATTTGAAGAAAGTCTCAATAAATTCATTCGAACTCCTGAGTCAAAAACCGTGTATATACACTGTCAGTGTGGAATCAATCGCTCTGGGTTTTTAGCTCTACTTTTTATATGTAAGAAGTTCGGGTACTCCTTTGACCTCGCATCTTCGTCTATTCTCAAACAACGTCCATGTGCCCTCACGAATCCGAACTATAGGCTACAAGTAAAATCCCATTTAGAACACAATGAGCAGCGACCCAGCGAATGATACTGGAGCTGATTTAAGCAAGAATTCTATTTGGGGAGATATTCAAAATGCAGTTGGTTCGGCCGAAACAAGTTTGATGGGACCGGCATACAGTTATTCCGACAACATTCCTACCACCAGTCAACTTCATGTTGGACCCCAAGGTTCATTCAGTCAGTTATACACAAATTTGAATGCTGTTGGAACGTATGTGGATACTCTACTCTCCGGCAATCCACCCCTTGGTAACCAGTTTTTTGTGAACACGGGAAGTACATGCACTGCTCCCGACGGATCCATTCAAGCCCGCTACAATTATATCAATAACATTCCTCCTTCCGGAGCACTGCTGGGACAAGGTCTAGTTGGAGGAGTGGTGGGAGATATTGAAGGATTGAATCCAACATACCTTTTTAATTCTATTATGTCCGCATCTTCTCCGGCTTGTAAATGTTACAAGTGTGATGTGACGACTGGGGACGAATCTCAATTTCTCACACCCGATTTATCTCCTGATTTTAGCCCCGATAGGTGCAAGGAAGTAGATATCTCAAATTGTCCAGTAATTACGAAGAGTACCGAAGAGTTTGTGAACAACACGTTCGCGCCAACTCTTATTGCTGGAATTTCACTTTGTCTCATTCTTCTTCTTCGCAAATGAGTATTTTAAGCCAAGAACATTGAGAGTGTAATGGACAATATCTTTCGGATAAAGCGCCAACGAGATACACCTTCGGCTTCGAAAAAGAACGATGTTGTGTCTGGAACTCTTGATTCGGTTCACCAATCAATTGTTTCAACTATCCGTGAAGAAAGTACAAATTCTGTATCTATGCGTGAACATTTGGAAAATATAGAACATGAACTTGAAATCGCAGAGTTATCGTCGGATTTAGGAGAAATATTGCGAGCATCTAAACTTCGCGACGAAATTAAGAGTCTGAAAGAACGTTTGGATACAGAGAATCCGTTGACCGATTACTATCTTAAAAACGCAGATATCATGCTTCGATACTACGGGTCGGGAGAAAAGGTTCAGCATGCTGCATCTATTCCTGCCGATCAGAACACATTTGTGAAATACCTCTCACAAACTACGTCTGAAACATCTGCTCCTTCAAAGAAGAAACTGTTTGATGAATTCACATCACGAATGAAACTGAATACTGGTGAAATAACGGAAGTGAAGAAAGCACTCACTGAACATTGTGAGAAATGTAATATTGCGCGAGAAGAGTCGTGCGATGAAGGAATACTGGTGTGTCCAGTATGTGGCTCAGAAGAATATATGTTGGTGGTATCTGACCTTCCATCATTCCGCGATCCTCCCAAAGAACGTAATAATTATGCGTACAAGAAAATTAATCATTTGAATGAAATTTTGAATCAGTTCCAAGCAAAAGAGTCTACTATAATTCCAGCGGAAGTTATGAACGAAGTTATATGTGAAATCCGTAAACGCCGAATCCAGAACGTCGCCGAACTTACCGAGAAAGATATGCGCGAAATCCTAAAGAAGTTGAACCGGTCAAAGTATTATGAGCATGCTACTCATATTATTTCTAGATTGAACGGTAACCCTCCGCCTACCATCACTCCCGAAATTGAAGAAAAAATAAGAGCTATGTTCCAAGAAATTCAAGCTCCGTTCCTTATTTATTGCCCCGATGACCGAACTAATTTTTTATCCTATTCGTACATTTTGTACAAGTTCTTTGAGTTGCTGGAGTTGGACGAGTACAAGGTTTACTTTCCTCTACTTAAAAGCCGCGACCGTCTGATTTCGCATGACCAGATATGGAAGAAGATTTGTGAGTATTTGCACTGGCAGTTTATTGAGAGCATTTAGGCGGAAAACGAATATCCTTGTGAAAACAGGAAGAAGTGTACTATGGATATTCAGCAAGGCGATTGTCTTGACTTGCTTAAAACTGTGACTGCGAAAAGCATTCAGACCATATATTTGGACCCACCATTCAATAGCGGCAGAACGTATAAAATGGACGCTCACGGCGGAGTTGGATTCGAAGATAAATGGACAGATGAATCCTACCGGGAATTTGTAATTTCTGTTATTGATGCATGCATTCCTCTTCTGAAACCTAATGGCTCTCTATTCTTCCACATTTCTGCCGACCAAATGTTCATTCCAGAATGTGTACTTCGTGAAAAGTTTCGAGACGTTGTTCCTATTTTCTGGAAACGGTGTCGCTCAAAAAATAACGTGAAACATAGTTTGGGTGCGAGCATCGATGTTATCTTCTGGTGCTGTCTGTCTCCGAAACGCAAATTCAATATGGTGTACCAGCCGAAAGATGAATACTACGAGAAAAATTCGTTCAAGAATTCCGATTCTCGTGGCCATTTCGCTTTGGGTCATTTGGTCTGCGATAAAACGATGAAGGGACATTCATACGAATTTGAAATCGGTGGGAAAACATTCAATCCATCTAAACACTGGCGAATTTCAAAATCGGACCTTGAAAAGTTGCGTGATGATGATAGATTGTACGTTCCTAAAAAGGCAGGATCGAATCTTTACAAGAAAATATACCTTCACGAAAGTCATGGGAAACCAGCTATGGATTTATGGGACGATGTGTTCTCTATTGCCCAAGGTTCGGAAGAACGTAAATATCCTACCGCCAAACCTCTGAAACTGTTGGAACGCATAGTGGATATGACTACAGATGAAGGAGATGTAGTACTTGACCCAATGGCTGGTTCGGGAACTACAGGGGTGGCGTGTAAAAATAAAAATAGGAAGTGTATTATGTTTGATAAGAATCCGGATGCTATCGCAATAATTAGAGAACGATTTAGTTCATAAGATAACCGCCTTAACTGTTAATAGAAGAGCCTTTACTGCATCTTGTTGAATTTTAATACTTGGACATGACGTCTTATTTTTAGTTGATTGGCCAAGTAAAGCACCTACACCATTATTGAGAACGTATCGTAGTCTCAGAGTAGTATCCTTTTCCACTGTTCCACGAATCCTCCAAATTTTAGCTGAACCTTTTGCCCTCATCTGTCGTAGTTCAAACTTGTCTCCTTCCTGAATTCGGAACGCATCAATCTCTGAATGGGGAAACATATGCATTTTTCCAGCTGCACGAATCAGCATCCATTTGGGTGATCGTAATGTACACGTCTCTATAATCCCCTTAATCTGGTCAGAGTTTATCGACATTAATTTATCTTGAAGTATGCGTGTTACGAGAGGTCTTGCTTCCTCCACAGTCTTCACTTCATCCTTGATTTTCTTTAGGGAATCCTTTATATCTGTATCGTCAAAGTATGCCTTGACTGCAGTCGTGTTAATGTAATCAATCGTTCCCTTCTGGTGATTTTTCACCGAAATCGAAGCTACAACTTCGTCGTTTTTCACAATATCAATATCGGAAACCGTTTGAGTCCCTCCTCTATGCCGAAACACGATATCTTCGCCATACAGCGGTATAAGAAAGGAAGGTACATGACTATTCAAGTAATCGACAATATCCTTTTCTGCTTTTACCCCGGAATGATGGTTACGACCATCGGTCGGAAATACCATATTGTATAGTCTGTATCACTTATATGTGCGACTTCCGTTTTCACATTATTTTCTTCATGAATATCATATCAATGAGTGTTGGTCGATGGGGGTATCATCTAATTATAGATGCAGCCTCTTGTGCACCTTCGGCAATTCGTTGCTCCAAAAATATTGAACGGTTCTCAAATACACTTGTAAAAAGAATTGATATGGTTCCATACGGCAAACCACAAATTGTAATGTTTGGATCAGGAAATAAGAAAGGATATACACTTGTACAGCTCATTGAGACGTCAAATATCACCGGGCATTTCGTAGAAGAAACCAATGACTTGTACTTGGACGTTTTTTCGTGCAAGAAGTTTGATATCAATACGGTAGAATCAATTCTACGAAGCTACTTTTCCCCCAACAACGTAAAAACTAAATACCTCGAACGCTTTGCTGAACGCAAAGATGAACCGTCGTGGTAGAGACATACACCCCACATCATAAACAACAACATAAACAGCGTGTTCAAATGAACTTCGCAGTTTGGGTTGTGTACGTTTTGAATCAAGATACGATTAGTATGCATCCGTGCTTCCTGGGCATGTTTCATGAGGATCATTGGCTGGAATACAATCTCCTGACGGGCAAGATTTGTATCCTTTCTGGCACGGTGGCGCAACTTCAGTTGGAGGATTCTCAAACCGTTCACGCATCATTGGTTCGAGAAATTTGTACAGGAAATAGTTGAGAACCGCAAATACTACACCGTGAACAACCGCACGAACTTTCAGAGAAGCTCCAGCCGGGAATGAAACCACGACTCCGGGAACTAGTAGAACAAAAAGAACGAGTTTGAGAACTAGGTTTAGCCACATTTATTTATACCCCAGAAAGAACTACCGATGTCCGCCAATCGCGACGCAATCTTCGTTGGGACCGACCATCTGGTATCCCGGCGGGCACGTAGCTCCGTAATTACCCATATGTTCCTTGATTTTAGTCCAGTAGTAATGCATGACGAAGCCAGTGACTACTGCGAACAATACACCGTGAACTAGAAGAACTGTCCACTTGGACGCAGTCTTTGAGGGTAGAGTCACGAGAACACCGGGAACGAACGCTGCAAATAACAAGACTGCGAGAACTGAGCTGATGAGGTCCATTTATAAACTCTACATAAATGTTTTCCGGACCCAATTGCGATCTGTGCGAAATGTCTTTGATTTTCCTTTTGATGTACGTTTGGTGTACGTTGAAGCCGCATTCAGTTTGCGGAAAGTTGAGAGTGCGCCGTACGATTTCACGGCTTTATTTAACGCACGATGCCGAGCCGTTCGTGATTTCGTAACAGCGTATCCCTTGCGAATAAGTTTGCCTTCTTTCAACGGACCAATTCCAGGACCATGTTTTAGTGCCCAATTGCCTGGCGCACCCATATCGCGTCGAATAGTTTTCTTACCACCCATAATAGAACATCCGGCCATTTTATATGAACGCAATATCATATTCATATTCTGAGAGTTGAACAATAGAATGAGTGGAACGTGCACTAGGTCGGTGCGCTTTGAGTTTCGTAACCGACCTGCGAGTTGGTGGGTAGTAAACAATCCAGTGCTTTTACCAGGCGAACCGGGTGTAGAGAGTGATACTGGTCAACTTAAAATAGGAAATGGTGTGAGCACATGGTCTGCTCTTCCATACGTTGGTACTGGTACTGGCGGAGGTGGTGGTGGAAGTACCGGAGTTACAGGTTACACTGGCTTTACTGGATATACTGGTTATACTGGTTATACTGGTTACACTGGAGTTACAGGTTCTACAGGATACACTGGCTTTACCGGGTACACAGGCTATACTGGAGTTACTGGATACACAGGCTATACTGGCTTTACTGGATATACTGGTTACACTGGTTATACTGGAGTAACAGGTTCTACAGGATACACAGGCTTTACCGGGTACACTGGCTACACGGGAGTTACAGGTTACACTGGAGTTACAGGTTCTACAGGATACACAGGCTTTACCGGGTACACTGGCTACACGGGAGTTACAGGGTACACTGGATTTACGGGATACACAGGTTACACAGGCTTTACAGGATACACTGGCTACACGGGAGTTACAGGGTACACTGGCTTTACTGGTTACACTGGCTTTACTGGTTACACTGGTTACACTGGCTTTACAGGTTATACTGGATACACTGGAGTAACTGGCTTTACTGGCTACACTGGTTACACTGGTTATACTGGAGTAACAGGTTCTACAGGATACACTGGTTATACCGGATTTACAGGATACACTGGCTTTACAGGATACACCGGGTACACGGGAGTTACTGGCTTTACTGGATACACTGGCTTTACTGGTTACACTGGATACACTGGCTTTACTGGTGTTACAGGATACACTGGTTACACCGGAGTAACAGGTTATACTGGTTACACTGGAGTTACTGGAGTTACAGGATACACTGGATACACTGGTTACACCGGAGTAACAGGTTATACTGGATACACTGGCTTTACAGGATACACTGGCTACACTGGCTACACTGGCTTTACTGGCTTTACTGGCTTTACAGGATACACTGGTTATACCGGATTTACAGGATACACTGGATACACTGGCTATACAGGTTCTACAGGTTACACTGGTTACACTGGAGTTACAGGATACACTGGCTTTACTGGCTTTACAGGATACACTGGTTACACCGGAGTAACAGGTTATACTGGCTACACTGGTTTTACAGGTTATACTGGCTACACTGGTTACACTGGATACACTGGTTCTACAGGGTTTACCGGGTACACTGGCTACACGGGAGTTACAGGGTACACTGGCTACACGGGAGTTACAGGGTACACGGGAGTAACGGGGTACACAGGTTACACAGGTTCTACCGGATACACTGGTTATACCGGAAGAACCGGATACACAGGCTTTACTGGGTACACTGGTTACACAGGTCCTGCAGGGTCTACGGGTATTGCGACTCTTATAACTGATCCCAATACAGTTTTGTATTTGGGTCAAATAGGATATTCTACCACCGGTTCTATGGCTGCTATTCCAACGATGCAGATGGGAAATGTTGCTCGGGTCGATGCAGTTTACGGTAACGATTCAACCGGTACTGTGGGTGGGCTACCTTATGCGTCAGTCCAGGCTGCAGTCACGGCCGTAGGTTCATCAACTGGAAAAACAATTTGGGTTCTGCCGGGAACTTACAACCTTTCTGCCGGAATCGCAGTTCCATCCGGATGTGCCTTGCGTGGCCTTAATATCCAAACCACAACGATTCAAATGTTGGGGGTCACAGCAGATACAACTTTGCTAACCATGGGTGAGAACTGTCGCGTAGAAGATTTAAGTTTGAAACTCACGTCTTCTGGACATTATACGCTCAAAGGTATTTATTTCGGCGGTTCGTCTTCCGTAACGTCAAAGTTACGCACATCTACGGTAACAGTAGATAATTCGGCAGCAGTGTATACTGGTACTTCCAATGTCTACGGCGTAGAATGTGGAGGTACAGGAACTTTAGGGTCTGGAACATTCTCGTTCAATTGCTTGAAGGGGTCAACAATAAACGTTTCCTCGAACGGCAATGGTAAGAAACGAGGAGTTTTAATTAGCAATACTAACATTGTGACGACGCGCGATACAAATGTGTATGTTGCCCAACCTCCCGATGCTACAGGGCATACTGGTTCATATGTCGGCGTAGAAACCGCTGATGCCTCAAATGCCGGTTCTATTCAATTACGTTCAACCACTGTGGGAACCGTACCGCCAGTTTCTCCTCAAACGTATACTGCCTCCGACATTCTTCAAACCAATCCTGCTACAATCTCAAATCCTACCTATCTTGCGTCTGCTGGAATTCAGTTAGGTCCCGGTGTGGATCTAGTGACAAAAACGGCAGGAAGTCGTGGGTTTTCGACATACAATTACCCTACAACCTTATTCTACGGCGCGATTGGAAGCTTAAGTGTCAGTGGCGTGACGACAACTGGGGGATACTTATGGATCGGGTCAGTCCAAATAAGTGATGGAAAAGGACAGTTCGTTACGTATCCCGATATAACAACTCCTCCAGCATACTACCGTGTCCAACAACCGTTTATTCTTGCCGGAATGGTCGTGAATTGTCTGACTGCACCAGGAACGGGACATTCTACGACAGTCCTTGTTCGCCGAACTCCTGTTGGACAAACTATTGGTGATACAGTGTTCACGCTAACACTATCAAACAGTGAAATAATCCAGTCGTTCTATAATGCCTCACTAACATTCGGAGCTGGAGATTACATTCATGTTTTTGTGACATATGATGCATCAGCAAACACTACGGCCGACTTAAGTGTTCAGTTAGATTGTTTCTAAGTCTTCATTAGAAGTAAGGTATGGCGTTGTCGTACGAGTACGTCAAGATAGGTGACGGTACGACCAAATGGTCGGACTTGCCGTACGTTGCAGGTCTTAAAGGCGACCAAGGTTTACAAGGTATTCAAGGCGCTACAGGTCCTACCGGTGCAGCCGGCCAGAATGGAACTTCGGGAGGTTTAACTGTTTTTCTGGATTTAGCGTCAAGTACATCTACGATTCCAGGTTCCGGATCAATTGTAGTGACTCCAAATACTGGAACTCAAATTCTTGAGACGGTTACTGGTCCACTTAGCCAAGTATTACTAGCCACCTTCACAAGCTCAAATACACTGTTTACCTCACTGATTATTCCGGCTGGATTATGGGATTTGAATTTGTACGCGTATTGCACAAATACCACCTTAGCGGCAAACTTTTTCTATAAGGTATTTGAATACAATTCAGCCGGCACAGCTTTAATTGGAACAATTGCTTCAGGAACGTCGGCTTCATCTACCCAAGTCTTAAATAATGGAAGTCCGCAAATTAATACCTACACCCTTGCGGTTTCCAATTACACTTTAGCTAGTACGTCCAGCACTTTGCGTATCGAGATTTGGGGAACAGTCGCGACATCGAACACGATGTACTTTGCGTTCCGTGATTCTACCCTCACACACGTTCACACCACTCTCGCAGCCACACCGGGCGTGACCGGCGCCCAAGGTCCTACTGGTCCTACAGGATATACTGGTTACACTGGCTTTACAGGATACACTGGTTATACTGGCTTTACAGGATACACTGGTTATACTGGCTATACCGGCTTTACAGGGTACACTGGTTACACTGGCTTTACCGGGTACACTGGCTATACTGGAGTTACAGGATACACGGGGTACACCGGGTACACTGGCTACACTGGTTTTACAGGATACACTGGGTACACTGGTTTTACAGGATACACTGGGTACACTGGAGTTACAGGATACACGGGGT